GTAGATCCGCTCACGAGGAGTAACCATGCCCATCGCACCAGATCCCCAGTTCCCTGAGTCGTCGGGGCGCGTCTTCGAGCGTAAGGCCGGGGTGAATGTCCCCCGCAGAGGCCCCATGCGCTTCCAGGCTGGCGTCACGACCGACCGCGATGTCCCAGAGGGCTTCGTGACCGGCGTTGAGCAGGGTCACGTTACTGCCCCTGGTCGCCCGAACCACAACATGAAGGTTGACACCAAGTGGCCTGAGGAGACCATTGCCGAGCGCGCCCACGTAGGTTCCGCCGCTTGGGTCCAGGCCCCAACTATGCTCGAAGACTTCGCCCACGGTTCGTTTGCGGACTACGGCGCAATCGAGTATGAGCGTGCCTTCAACCCCGAGACCCGTCAGTACCGGGACAACCCAGCCACAGTGGTTGACTGATGAGACACCCAGACGACTACGGCAACCCAGAGGGGCGGCTAGAAGACCGCTTCCCCACTCAGTCGTCTGCTGGTGTCCGCTTTCCCGAGGAGACTAGCAAGCACGACCGCCACAACACTGTGCTGCAGTCCCAGACGGGTCATCCCTCTGAGGTGAGAGCCGAGAAGGACACTCAGCGAGTCTCGATGAGAGACGCATCGCTGTGCTCGCTCAAGGAAGCAAGGAGCATCTGATGGCTGCTGTTATGCCGCCCATCGACCCAGGCACCGGGCGCGGGTGGGTCTCGGTTGGTCCCGAGGCCGACACCGTGTCGTTTGTCGAAGGCATTGAGCATCTAGGAGCACCGCCTCCCGCACGTATGGACCCAGAACACATGGTCTACATGCAGCAGAGGCGTGCTTTCCACGAGGCGATCTCGCTCGTAGCCCAGCAGGAGAAGGTCCGTGAGTCTGACGGCACTGGCGGATCGCTAAACAACGTGGGCAGTGAGTCTGCGGTTACTTCGCAGATCCGGTGACACTACTGCACTGGTCGATGTCCCTCGCAGGGTACTCTGTGAGGGACTTCACCTTACGGAGGAGCACATAGATGTCTACCATGTTCCACTCACCGAGTCACCGCGCAGCGGGCTCGGACCTAACCATCTCTGTGTCGCCGCTCGGGTTGGTGGAACTAAGTGATGAAGAGTTCGAGGTTCACGGCCCACGGTTGACTCGTTATGCTGCTGCGTGGGCCTGGTACCTGGGACACCACTGGTCACACAGAAGAGCGCAGGGCGAGTCCCAGATCTCTATAAACTACGTGAAGGCGTTTGCGAACTTTATCACCAACTTCTGTTTCGGGCAGGGTGTGAAGTTTCGCAGCCCACAGGCAACGAGCGCGGTCATCCCGAGCCTGATGCAGAGGGTCTGGGAGGTAGACAACGACAAGGACAACCTTCTGTGGGAGATCGGCACGAACGGTGCCGTAACAGGAGACTCCTTCGTGAAGGTGGCGTATGAGGAGCCCTGGGTAGACACCGCTGGTAGATTCCATCCCGGACGACTTCGGATCATCCCGCTCAACCCTAGCCACGTCTTCCCAGAGTGGCACCCCCACGACCGGGAGCGGTTGGAGCGCGTGAAGGTGAAGTACCGCTTCTGGGCGAACGACCCAGACGGGGCTCGGAAGGTTCACACCTATACGGAGATCTTGACCGATAACACCATTCAAGAGTTCCGTGACGATGAACTGATTGACGAGCGGAACAACCCCATCGGCGCTATCCCCGTCGTTCACATCCCTAACATCCCCGTGCCCTCTTCTCCTTGGGGCCTGAGCGATGTCAATGACATTCTTGATCTGAACCGGGAGTACAACGAGAAGGCTACGGACCTCTCTGACATCATCAACTACCACGCCTCCCCCGTAACTGTCATCACGGGCGCAAAGGCCAGCCAGTTGGAGAAGGGTCCTAACAAGGTCTGGGGAGGTCTTCCCAAGGATGCGAACGTAAGCAACCTAGAACTCAACACCAACTTTGCTGGCCCCATGTCCTTCTTGGAGATGTTGAAGCGCACCATGCACGAGATGACGGGTGTTCCTGAGACAGCATTGGGCCAACGTCAACCGATCTCTAACACTAGCGGGGTTGCTCTTCACATCGACTGGCAGCCGATGATGAATACGTGGCATCAGAAGACGATTCAGTATGGACGAGGGTTTGAGAAGATCAACGAACTGGCTATTCTCACCTTGGCTGTCAAAGAGCCCCACGTTCTTCAGTGGGATCAAACACGCACTCCTCAACTACAAGAGGATCAGTACCCTGTTCTTGATCCTCAGGACCCACTGACCTACCGCACAACTACTCACTTCCCACCACCACTGCCAACGGACATCCTAGTGAAGTTGAATGAACTTCAGGCCAAGATGGGTATGGGCCTTGAGTCTAAGCGCGGCGCTCTTCGTGAACTCGGGGAAGAGTTTGCAGAGCACAAGATGACAGAGATCTTCGAGGAACTACGCAAGGACGCCGTAGACCAGGCTGCTCTCGATCTCCTTCGTTCTCATCTTATGCAGACTATTGCCGCCGTCACCGGCGTCGTTCCTCAAGAGGGAGACGAGGTCGCCCACGCTACCGGGGGAGAGGGAGCAGGACAGGAAGGTGATCCTGGAGAGGGTAACCCTGCCAACGCCATGATCGACATGGACCGCCTACAGGAGATGGCGCAGGAACTGATCGTGAAGGCACACCTCCCCAGAATGTCGATCAGAAAGGATAAGCCCTAGAGACGCTATTATGGCCGCGTGAGTACCTGACACTCGCAACTAACATGGCACTAACACAGACAACCGAGGAGCACCCAATGACCACGACCAAGAGCAGTCTCTTCCCTCAGTGGGTTCACGACTTCCAAGCAACTCATGGCTTCATGCCGATTGCTGGTGGGTCTGATTCCTTCATCGAGGGAGCAGATCCCAAGGGTGACGACACCCAGTCCGTGACCGCCCCCGGCACCGATTCCGACAGTGGATTCCCCCACTACGACCCGCAGGCCAAGAATCAGAACACAACCGAGACACGTACCTTCACTGCTGAGGACATCGAGAAGGCTCGGCAGCAGGAGCGGGACAAGATCTATAAGGATCTTCAGAAGGAGTCCGAGCAGCGCCAGTCGCTAGAAGAGCGCCTAGCGCAGTTTGAGGCAGAGCGCAAGGCTGCTCAGGAGGAGGAAGAGGCTAAGCGTCAGCAGGAGGAGGAAGAGGCTAAGCGTCAGCAGGAGGAGCAAGAGCGTAAGTCAGAGGAAGAGATGGACGTAAAGGAACTCCTCAAGAAGAAGGACGAGGAGTGGCAGCAGAAGTTTGCTGAACTTGAGGCGAAGCGGCAGCAGGAGCAGGCTCTCCTAGAGAAGGAGCGTCAGTTCAACGCTCTGCAGGAGCACAAGTCCACACGTCTGATGGAGGAGCAGGACAACATTGCTCCCCAGTTCCTTGACTACATTCAGGGCAACAGCCCTGAGGAGATCGACCAGTCCATCGAGCAGGCCAAGGTCAAGACTCAGCAGATCCTGGACCAGTTCCAGCAGGCTGCTCAGTCGCAGCGTCAGGCATCACGCGGGGTGGCTCCAACTAGCACCCCTGGCCCAGACGCAGACTACTCGCAGAATCGGACTTTCTCGCCCGCCGAGATCCAGAACATGAGCATGGCCGAGTACGCACAATACCGTAAGCAACTGCAGCAGGCCGCCCGTCAGGGAGGCATCTATCAGTAGTAACCAACGTCGTTAGATCCAAGTAACCACCTTCGATACGATTCGCTGGACTCTTGGTGTAACCTAACGACGAACCCGTAAGATCCCCCACACAGGAGACAGAGGTATGCCAGCAATCACCGGGACCGGCCAACTGGCCGCAGCACCCACCGCGTATTCAGGTGCTAACAGCAGCCTGACCCCAGCAATCCAGACGGTCTGGTCCAAGGAGATTCTGTTCCAGGCCATGCCGATTCTTCGCTTCGAGCAGTTCGCTGTCAAGAAGACTGAGTTGGGAGTCCAGCCCGGACTTACCATCAACTTCATGCGCTACAACAACCTTGGCGACGCTAACCAGTTGGTCGAGGGTGTTCGGATGCAGACCAGCGCACTGACCGCTCAGCAGTTCTCGATCACCGTGGCAGAGCACGGCTACGCTGTCGCGCTGTCGGAACTTCTGCTCAACGCATCGTTCGATGACGTGATGGCTTCCGCTTCGCGTCTACTCGGTCGTAACATGGCCACGTACCTCGACAGTTCGTGCCGCGACACCCTGGAACTCGCAACCTCCAGCATCTACGGGTACCAGCCCCCCGAGACCCGTACTGCGATCTCGCCCTACGACGCTGGCACCGCTGGTACTGCCCGCGCTGACCTTGAGGGTGACTTCTGGCTCAGCACCGCTGCCATCAAGGACGGCGTTGAGACCTTGGCCACCAAGAACGTCCCGCGCCTTGGTGAGACCTACGTTTGCTTCGTTCACCCGCACCAGTCGCGCCGCCTGCGTGACAACCCGGAGTGGATCGAGGTCACCAAGTACGCTGCACCTGGCAACTTCATGCTAGGTGAGATCGGGCGCATCAACGATGTGGTCTTCATCGAGACGACCCAGGTTGAGCGCAAGCCGGACTCTGCTGGTGTTGACAGCGACCAGGACCGCTACGACGCCATCATGATTGGTGACAACGCCTTCGGCCACGCAATCTCACTGCCGGTCGAACTCCGTGATGGTGGTATCCTTGACTTCGGCCGTGAGCACGCCCTGGCGTGGTACTCCATCTGGGGCCTCGGTCTCATCACCGACGACAGCGTGGTTCTCATCGAGACCAACTAGCACTAACAGGAAGGAGGGGGTGAGAGAGTAACTTCACCCCCTCCTTCTGGCACTACCTACAACCCAACACACGGAGGACACCACTCATGGCATCACGACAGGGCACCGGCTCTGGCAAGACTGCAAAGTCTGCTGGAGACGCAACAGGTAAGAAGCAAGCGTCGCTTGAGGCTGAGGTCGTAGAGGATCAGAAGCGATCTCAGGAACTCAGCATGATCTCTCGGCAGGAGGAAGAGGCCGAGAAGGATGAGGTAAAGGACCTCACCACGACCAAGACTTCCAAGCCAGAGTCTCGTAAGACCGCTGCTGAGAAGCGAGCAGAGGCAGAGATCGTAGATGAGGGTGGATCTACCCACGACATGAATGAGGTCATCGAGAGCCTCCGGCAGAGCGATGACCCTGCGTTACGCGCGCTCGCTGAGGACTACGAGCGCATCCGTCTCTCAGAAGCCTCTAACACCGTGGATCAGGGCATCGTTCACGCCGATGATCCAACCCGCATTATCCGCACTAACGCCGACATTGGGAACATGACCCTCGGAGTCGGGACGAACTACTCCTTCAAGGCAGGGCAGAAGTATCGGGTACCCAAGCACGTAGCCGAGCACCTGGCCGAGAAGGACTTGCTCATGCTGTAGTGTCCAGTGTGGGTGAATCGGGTTCGAGAGAGACCCAGGAGGAGACCCCTCTTGGGTCTCTCTCATGTCGGGAGACGGGGTGAGGTCTCGTTCTGTGGTATCCTCCAGGAAACTGCTACCTTGAAGAGGATGTCTTGATGAGTGATGTCGGTGGCATGTCCTTCCCCTGGAAGCCTCTACAGCAGGGAACGAAGGAGCAACGGATTCGTCGTCTCGCTGCTGCCCTAGAGGAGGCGGGGGTTGACCCGGACCTCCTTGGACAGGTCAAGCAGATTCGTCTGGGAGAGCATACTGGCTACATCAAGAACTCAGATGGGGAGATTCAGTACACCGATCCTCTTCCTAACGCTTCGGTAGTTCTTGACCCCTCTTGGTCTACTGGTCCCAAGTGGCCGGTTGTGCAGCCCGCAGCGAAGAGAAGGGCCTACCCCTCTCGGGCTCAGCCTCGTCGGGCTGACCTTGATCGTGGTCTCAAGAGAGCGGTCATCCTCCCTGACCCCCAGATTGGGTTCCGTAGGCTAGAGGACGGGACCCTTCTTCCGATGCACGACCACCGCGCTATGGCCGCTGCTCTGAGACTTGTGGCCCTCGTCCGCCCCAACCTCGTCATCAACATAGGGGACCTCGTAGACCTCGCAGAGATGTCCCGCCACAAGCAGGAGCCCTCTTTCCAGAGGACGGTGCAACCCACTCTGGACGCAGCCCACAACTTTCTTGCCATTCAGAGAGCAACCGCGCCCCCCGGCTGCGAGATCGTCGTCCTCGAAGGCAACCATGACAAGAGGATGCTTGACTACATCCTGGAGAACGCTGCGGCTGCGTTTGGAATCCGCCCAGCGAACAGACCGGACCACTGGCCCACTCTCTCTATTCCGTTTCTTCTTCACTTCAATGACCTTCAGATTCAGTATGTCGAGGGATACCCCAACGGCACGTACTGGGTCAATAATGAACTGAAGGTGATTCACGGCAAGAAGGCGAAGAGCGGAAGCACCGTAGCCAGCGTTGCCAAGGAAGAGCACACCTCCACCATCCAGGGCCACATTCACAGGGTTGAGGAGCATTGGGTTACGGTTCAGACTCGCAGAGGCCCCAAGGAGATCATGGCGTCTTCCCCTGGGTGTCTGACTCGCATTGACGGGGGGATCGTTCCCTCTTTCTCTTCTTCCTACGACGCCAAGGGACATGCTGTGGGGACCCCAGAGAACTGGCAGCACGGAGCAGGAGTAGTGCTGTACGACTCTGACGAGTGGTTCGATTATCAGTCTGTTCGTATTCGAGACGGCGTTTCTTGGTGGGGCGGGGAAAGAGTGGCCGCCAACGACAAGGATGTTGAAGCGTTGGGGTCGTGAGGCTTCGGGCTGTTAGAGTTCTCTTCCGTGTATGATGTCCTCACGAGGCACACTACGTTGAGGAGACCCTTCCATGCCTGGATACAGCGACGCTGCAAAGAACTCTATGCTTGACCACCTGGCCGGGGCGACCATTCAGGTCTCCCTCCACGACGGAGACCCCGGGACCACGGGCGCGTTCGAGATCTCTGGTGACAACTTCTTCGGAGAGCCCTACACCCGCAAGACCCCCTCTTGGAGCAGTGCTTCGGGAGGAGAGGTCGAACTGACTGCAGACCTAGACTTCGACGGCCCCCCAGGGCAGAGCGTAACCCACTTCGCAGTGTGGGGAACCGGAGATGTCTACCACGGCGGTGGCGCTGTTACCGGCGCTAACAGCATGAACGCCGAGGGCAAGTTCCGTCTGCTCGCTGGCTCGAAGATGGACTTGAACGCCGCGTAGTCACTGACCACACACATGAATCGCAGCATCACGAGACAGTAGGTTAGTGACCCTAGCCTACTGTTCTTCTCT